TTGACCATATTTTTATATGGTATCTGGTAAATATCTGCTTTATCCTCATGATCTCCAGGCAAAAAACCTATTTCTCTTGTCGATACTAGTGAACGCACCAAATATATTTTTTCATATGGAGTGGTTTCATCAAGTATATCTGCTAGTGCATTATATACGGAAATAAATGTTTTACCTGTCCCTGCGGTTCCATATGCAACAAGATGTTTATCCTGTGAGTATGATTCAAAAAGTTTCTTTTGATTTTCAGTAATAGGTTCAATATCAAGAAGGTAAGTATTACTTATCGGTTTTTTACGTTTCATTTGCTTCGTGGTTAAACCGATACCTATGGGTTGATCCCCATTAGTTTTCTTTTTTCTTGGCATTTGATTAAATTTTTTTAACTCTAGAACCTGGTGATTTAGATGCTTTGTGTAAAACATCATTCCAACCTGGTTTACTTTTTCTTAACTTATCTTTCCATTCTCCAACTTCACCAACACCTGGCATAGTTGAGGGATCAGAATAATCTCTCAACCAATCTGGGTTATCAGCACACCACTGATCCCACTCCATGATACTCATCATGACTTCTTTTTGTTCACCAGTTTTTGTATTTACTACAGGATATGTTGCCATTAAAATAATAAAGTTATGTAAAGTTATTTAGTCCAGTCTAAAGCCTCAGCTACTGTTGGATAGTATTGTACAAAAAGAGACTTACAGGCATTTGCAATATCCATATGTTCTTTTTGTGTTCCATGTGCACTTCTTAATTGTATGTAATGTATCCAAGAACGACAAGAACCTGTCATGTACAATCTTGTTGGAGTTGCTAAAGGTAATACAAATCTTGCACACTCCTTCGCTACTCCTGATTCTAACATTTGATTATACAATGATAGAGAGGAACTAAACAAAGTGTTCATTTGTTTCTCTAATTTTTCAACAACCGCAGGATCAAGGTCATCTATTGAATTTTGACGATTTTTTGTATCTTGTCTTCTTAACTCTGGTAATTCGATTGCCCCTAATAAATTAGCATCAGCATATCTTTGAGAAAACTCTTGAAATGTAAAACTACGATGTCTTAATATCTGTGCTGCGATTGCACGAGTAGTTTCTATTTCAAGTGTCATTGTAGATTGTTCAAAAACAGACCAATGTTGATGTTTAATACAATATTTCAACAATCCTGCAAATTTTTCATTATCCTGATTTGAAGGATTAGACACTCTAGCAATATATGCCATAGTTTTCTCTGCATCAGGTGTAATGCTTACTAATTTTACGTTCATTTACCAAATCCTTTTGAGTTGTTTTTTTCTGCTAAGAGAACCTGTTCTTTAAGAATTTTTAGTTGATCCTTTATATCTTTAAGTTTTTCATCACTATATAAATGATCTTGTTTTAGTAATCTCTCAAGTAACTTTATCAATCTTTTTGCTCTAGTCTGCGTAACCATCATCATCCTCTAATATTTCATCATAATCTCCAAAGAGGTATCCATCTACATTAGCTGCCTCTCGGTATGCTTCAACATCAGAGTATACCTCTGCTTTAAGTGCATCAACTGTTAATTCTAATTTACGAACAATGTCCTTTAATTTTCCACGATCCATAGATAAAACTTGATTTTACTTAGTATAGCATAAAAAAAGAAGGGGATCAACCCCTTCGTTTTATTTTCCATATAGGAACTGAATTTCAGCATTTATGACTGTGAGAAAAATAGCGGATGCTACCAAAATCTCTAGAGTTGCAATCATTTAACACTTGTAAGTTCTTTTTCTAATCTTACACCACGGTAAGTTAAATCGACCTTGTTTGTTTGCTGTCCTTTGTTCCTGTCGGTGTCATATACAACACCACGGTATGTGACTTTTGCCATTTGGTTTGCTCCTAAAGTAGTAGGGTTTTTAAATCCCGTTCCTTCAGTCGGCTTTTGCGTCCTTACAATATAACCCATATGATTCACCAAAATCATAATACAAATCAATAATTTCCTGTCTCTCTTCTACACTAAGGTCAGGATAGACTTTAGCACGATCAACAAGAGTGTTTATATCTGTACATGATACTGTAACTATAGTAGTAACAGCACTTGATGCAGCAATTAAAGTTTCAATCATAAGGATGAACGAACCCGTTCCGAGTCGGCTTACTTGCGTCCAATGATATAAGCATCACAATCATCTGACACCTTAGTTCTTAAGTAATCTATAAGATACTCGTGAGCATCAGAGTTGAGATTCTTATCACTAAGTATTTCAATTCTGTTTTGATTCCATTCTGCACACGTCATTTCCCAATGAGAAGCATTGTGTTCAGTAAGGAGTGATGCCAGTAGTGTGAGTTCTATCATTTGGATGAACGTAAAGGTATGTTAGCATACCCACACTATATAGTCAAGCAATTATGTAATTTGTGTTACAATTTTATAAAATCTTAAGGGTTCAAATTTTTGGCGGGATTTTTTTTCGACTATTTTTGAAACTACTTCCGCTTTTTCTTTTTGGGTGCTGTTGTACTATTGTATCCCCACAGTGCAGGTTTAATTGTGCCCTTACCATAGTCAATAATTTTTATACCCATCTTAAACTTATCATAATACATATCAAATAATTTAACTCTTGTACCTCTAGTTAAATCTCGATGAACTGTTCCATCAATTTCATATGTTACAACCCAAGCATCTGATGGTGCATCAGTGGTCATTACTTCATCCAATGAACCATTCTCAACCAAAATTTCACATCCATATTGTTCTTTCAAAGATTCTTTCTCTGATGGTGTCCAAAAAGTTTCTTTAGTTTCCACTTTCTTTTCCTCCTTTACAGCACTCATGAACGACCTCCCCAAGTAATTTGTGGGTAAGCAGCACTTGCTATCTCTTTTGTTATTTTATATTTGTCAGTAAGTTTTTTATCTTTGACTAGTATAAGTATCTCTGCTTCAAGTGGATGTAAACCCTCAAGAATATTGATAAACATTGTCTCTCTACGAAGATTACTTAATTTGTCATTACCACCTTTTAAAAAGTTGTAAAACTTAGTATACTCTTTACGAAGCGATGCTTGCCCTTGGTCTTGAGAACCTAGTGAATTAGAACCCATTTCAGACATCTGATCAACGGCGTCATTGATTTTATCTGATAATGTGCCAGTAACCATATTATCCTCTTTATTATTACCATAAGGAACTTCACCAGGTGGTAGAACTGATATTGCAGTTTCATCAAAGTTCCAAATCATCAATGCCATAATGGAATCATGTGCATATCTTTGAAGAACTTCAATCTTTTTTGCCTTTGTTCTTTGTTTTGATGCTGCATCTAAAACTTCAAAAGCAAATGGAATCGATGGTAAGTTTGGAATTGCTGTTGCCACTGTCTTTGCTTTTACTGTCTTAGTCGTCGTCTTCTTCGCTGTTGTTGTCATAATTTTCAAATCGGAATGCTACTATTTCGTCAGGAACTATATTACCATTTCTATCATACATCTCTGGGTGAACTTTTTCAACCTCTTGATAATTCATCATGTAATCTCTTGCAACCCATCCTCCTATTACTCCTACGATTAGAAACAATATAAACAGAAATGCTGCGAACACAATGCTTACTGCTAACATAATTCTCCTGAGATTATTTTTTGGTTTTTACATCCACATAAAAGTCTAAATGAATGTTGATGTCCTTGTTAAAAAAAGAAATCATCTTATCTAACAACAGACGAAATGATTTAGGTCTCTTTTTTTTACCTCCTGAGAGTATCAACTCAAAGCCACGATCAATGTGGTCGGTTGATTTATTTATGTCATTATTTTGCGATTTTATTTTCTCGCAAGAATTCGATTGTGTCAACACAACCTCCTAGTTTTTTACCATCAACCACCACTTGTGGGAAGGTTGATCCTTGACCAAATTCACCATAAAATGAATCACGATCAAAGTCTTCATTTAAATTATACACTACATAACTCAGTTTTGTCAAGTCCATTACCTGTTTGATTTTATCACAATATGGGCAACCGTCTTTTGAATAAACTGCAAAGTTCATATGTCTTGTTAAATAATGATTTATAAATTTAATGTTTTCTTATTATATCATATTAAGATGGTTTTGGATATGCGTCTTTTACGGCTTTGATTTTCGCTGCCATATCTGATGAGAACGCTCCACTATGGTAAAGGTCATCTAATTGATCACCT